CTTGGCCGTTAATCCTTACCTTATAATATCTTTTAAAAAAATAAGTAATCTTAGCGTGTAATCTATCGCTTTGCCATACTCCAAGTTTTTTATTAGGAATCTTTCTCATTATTATTTAACAGCATCGTCAACAGAGTCATTAATCTTATCCGCAACTTGTTGTTTCTCTAAATTTAACTCAGTAGCTAATACTGATATTACTATTTGCCTTGCTAAATGTGCCGAAACTGGATATGGGTCATTCTCAGTCATCTCTACTTCATAATCATTATAAAATACTTGACAAGAACCGCTTGCTGTAAATGTAGAAGTAGATGTAGCCGTAAACGTATCATTTGGCAAGTAGTTAACTGCATTGTATGTAACCATGCCAGTAGCACCTTTAACCATGTAAACAACTCCACTCTTTAAACTACCACTAATTACAGGTAATGTTTTTTTAAGCATTAACCCTTCTGTTGTTTCTGGAATACCTATAAATCTTAGATTATTAACAAGTTTATTAACATAAATCATATTTCCAAATCTTTGATAGTAAGGAAACTTTGAACGAGTGTGTTCTTTAGGTATATTTCTCCAAAACTCTAATGGATAGTAAGTGTAATGAGTTTTACCACAAGCTGACATAACCTTTAATCCTAAGTCTAAATTACCTTCACCTAATGCTGTTAAATTCATTACGGCAGGTATTTCAGCTTTCATTATGTCGCATGAGCAAAAGTCAATAATAGCGTCATCCGAGAAGTTAACCTTGTTTAAATTATAAATTCCAAAGTCAACTAACCAATTCTCGTCAATGATACCAGTTACATTATACTCTTTAATAATCTCAGAAACTCTTGCTTGCTCAATCTTAAAAGCTATATAGTCTTCATCTATTCTTGACTCATCAGATTCACTGAACCTAGTGTGAAGTATGATAATATCATCCGCGATTTGTTTCCTTGTTGGCATAATCTACTTATTTATACTTCAAATATACTTAATTATTAAACTTGTTTTTGTTTCAAATTTGAAATAAAATGTAACCTTTTGTGGATAGGTGTAGTATAAGCTATTATGAAAATAATTAAAATAACTTTAACATTAGTTTTATTACTAATTGTATGGATGCTAATAGGATATTTAGCAATCAGTTTTTACAAAATGGAATTAAATCCTTTTTATTGGAGCGTCTCTGCAAGGGCATGGTATTTATTTTACGTATTTATATATGCCGCTTTCTTGCCGTTACTGTCAAGCGTTATTAATAATGAGTTTAAATAATTTTATCTAAGCCCAAATATAGTTAGCGCCTCTACGATAGAAGCTAAGATTATTACACCAATAGTCTTAGTTTTTTGTTTTCTTAAAGCTTTTTTAGATTCTTTCTCTAATGCTTTATAATCAGTGTCTTGATTTTTTATTATGGTTTTTGCGGATTCAACCATGCTTTTACTTATACCTAATTCTTCTTTAACTGTACTTAATTCATTGTTTACGCTTTCATAAGTAGAATCTTTCTGAGCTATTAACCTATCTTTTGATTTAATAGTACTATCGCAATCGTTTAAAGCTACTTTAATCACTACAGTATCACAAATACCTAAAGCAATCAATTCTCTTACTTTTTTAGCTGAACTTCTATATAATTTCTCATTATTATCAGCAACCACTTTAATAGAGTCTTCTGAGAGCTTTGAAGCTAATGTTTTCAAACTATCTTCATATCGTTCTTGCATTAAGTTGACTATTGTCATACTATCTGATTTCATTTTAGAAAAATACTGAGCGTTATCAGTTTCAGCTAATTCAATCTTATTATCACATCCTCTACAATAACTAAATACAAATAAACAAGCGAGTAATATTACTATTCCTTTACATATTTCAATTAATGCGCGTTTTAATACTATAGCTTCCATTATATGTCTTTTTGTTCTGTTGTATCAGCTTTACCTTTAATTTTTTCTACTGCATTTATACTTAATGCTGCTGCTGCAAATGTAAAATCTGCCGTTATAACGTATTCAAAGTGCGTCCATTCACCATGAATTACCGCCCATATTAACCAAGTAAATTGAGTTGAAGTAGCCAATACTACTAATGCCCAAAATCCACTTAGCTTCTTGCTTGATGCTCCACCAGGTGAATTATCAGCACTTCCTTTTAACCATTTTAAAATATCTAATTTCATTTATCTAAATTTTTAAGAGTTTCAACTAAATTAAATTGAGGCACGCAATCAGCTTTATCAGACCTATAAGAAACGTGTGTGTATATCCCATTAACTCCACTCATAGCATTATGGCTAACCGCCCACATATCGCTATTATAAGATTTATTAATACAGAATTTAGTAGACAATTCAAGCAATAAATTTTTCAAAGAATCTAACTGAGCGTCATTATACTTATGGAAATACTCAAATCCTTTAAACTTATTTGGAATATATACTACTTGATCAGCAGGAACCTCTTTATTTACATAGTTCAAATACTTACCATCTTTTAAAATAAGTTGCCCCCAATTACAAATCTCAATTCCTATAGAATTCTTGTTTAATTGAGTATTACTAATAGATTTTAATCCTAAATGATAAGCCCAAAACTCAGGCTCAAATGCTTTATACACTTCTCCTTTTCCGTCTATAACAAATGCTGTCCCAACTTTCTCTGGATTAAAATTCCAACCATGAATTACATTTGAAGCGTTACTACCTCCTGCTGTGTGGTGAATTACAATCTGGTTTTTAAATTGCTTCTCTTTGAAGTACTGATTATCTGCCAATAAATTATTTGTCATAATATATGTTTTATATGTGAAAAAAATATGTAATTGCTTTTTCTAAGACCCATATAAAAGATGCGCCTATACTACCCCATAAAATTCTAGCTATATTCTTTTTATACAAATCTATTTTCTCATCCACCTTATTCACTTGTTCAATATCTGTTACCCTTCTATGAATTTCATCGTTAAATTTTTCTTGATTTTTAAGCATCTGAATTATGCCTAGATTATTGAATTTTTCATCTCCAACAATTTTCTCAAACATCTTATCTACTATTGGCTCTAGTCTATTTAATGTTTTTTGAGTATTAACAACACCTTGCGCCATATTAGCATGGTCATGTTTCATCTCATGGTATTGTTTTGCAATATCCTTTAGAGATATTCTCAATTCCATTACTTCTTCTTTAAGTTCTGATACATCAGTTGCACCCATAATTTAATCTTTTTTTATTATATTTCCAAATCGCTGTTATAAACGTTAACAATATCATAATTATATCTTCTTTTCTAAATGAATTTACATCATAAAATATTCTATCAATACAATTAGAAATACAGAAACCTAGAAAAACATACATTAAAAATTCGTAATATTTATTTTTTTCATCATAAGCTAAATAAACAAAAATAGCAATTATGATATTGTAAATATTCTGTTTTAAACCCCACCATTTATTTAGGTTTTCGGAATAAAATAACTCACAAATCTCATAATTTCCAACAAAAAGAATAAGTCCTATAATTGCTAAAATTAATCTCATTTATCCTTTAATAACTGGATGTTTTACGTGATCGGGATTAACCACATCATTATTTAAATTAATAATCATTTGATTAACTACGCTTCTCTTCTGTTCTAAAGTAACATCCGTAGTGTCTAAAATCTGATCTATTTTTGAATTTAAGGCATCCTTATACTCTCTTTTTTTCATTATTTTATTTTTTTATAATCCGTTTGCTATTTTTGAGTTGTAATCTAAAATCGCTAATGTTTTAAATCCTTTCTTATCAAAATGCGCTAAGTCAGCCTGTACAGTACAAGTATCTGTATTTATTGTTGTTATGTCATCTGGATAAGCGGCTTGAATATTTGTTTTTGCTGTGTTTATAATTGATTTATATAAATAAGACGCGTTAGTTTGATTAACTGACAATAGACGATCATAAAAGTGCGGAGTAATGTAAAATAAAGACTCCATTCTACCTCTGAATGATAAATACCAATTTGTTTGATTGGTTTCAAAATCATTAGCCCATGTTAAATTTCCACTATCTTTTTCACCTTGACAATTATTCCAGTTAATTTCTACAATAGTATAGCCGTTATTTAGTTCCCAGTCTTGTAAATTAGGTAGTTGAGTATTATAAACCGCTTGCCATAATATACCGCCACTAGGTTGAATGCCAGGGGTTGGAATGCACCAACTTGGAGTTGTTAATGGCGTCATTGATGATCCTCCTAAGGCATATTTAAACACCCTTTGGGTTAACTTTCTAAACTTATTTATTTTATCATATAAGTAAAATTCTACACCATACTGTCCAGATAAATCACCATACTGATTATTATTAGTAGCTGTATTAGAATCTACAAAACTTGTACCATTCCAAAATTGTAACCAGGATAAAATGCCAGTATATTTAGTTTCTAACTCAGATAGATTAACACGTCCAACATCGTTTGATTGTCCTGTTTCCATTCCTATCTTAATCTTCTTAAGGGCTGGAGCATCAGCTACTAAGTCACCAACTACCATACCGCTTGAAGTAAAAACACCGCCTCCAACTAAATCAGTCCAAGCCCAATTAGTAGTGAATACGCTTGAAGTGTCGGCACTTAAAAACATTACTAAATTTGCATTTAAAGTAGTATTTGTGCGTATATCAAATGGTTCTCGAGTGTTGTATAATAACTTTACGTTTGCGGCACTTAGATTAGTATTAAATAATACAACTTGATTTATCTTAGTACTTGAATAGTTAGCGGCGTCTGAGCGACCACCAACGTTAACATTAGGTGTCGTTATGTTGTTAATCGTTGTAAATGTTCCTGTTTGAGTTGTTGAGCCAGATAAAGAAAAACCATTTAGATAAACACTAATTCTATTAGTTACAGTTGCAATAGTTCCATCATATACAATTGCAATGTTATTCCACGTTCTAGCATCTGCAAATGAATCGGTAGAAGTGAATTGAATGTTGTTGGTTGAATCGGTATACAATGTAACCACTAGTTTATTGGACGAGTTAAAAAAAACTAGAACTTGCCTACTACTTGTAGCGCTTGATTTATCTCTGCAAAATAAAATCTGAGTTGTTGCTAGTGGTGTTTTTCTTCTTACCCAAATTGACAAAGTAAATTGTTTATTAACTCCTACAATAGCATTGTTTAACGTAGTACTAATTGTTGAATCGCCTGTAAATATATTGTTTGTGTTGTCAAAATCAAACGAATTAAAAGACCATGTTGGTAACTCGTAATCATTTGTATAATTAACATCAAGATTACCACTTAAAATAATTTTTCTATTTATATTAGTATTTGACATATTTTAATCTTGTAATATGCCTAATGAAATAGTTAAATCAGAACTAGTAAAAACTGGAGTTGTGCCTCTTGAAACTAAAGCATAAAATAAATCTTTTCCATTTGAAACTTTGAATGGTATTGACAAAGTATTGTCATTATAAACTTGACCAGCCGAACTAGCATACCATCCAGTTGTAGAAATAGGTATAACTCCTTGAACAAATAACATATTAGGATCCGATAAATCCCACGCTGCATTATCAGTAGGGGCAGTAAATGATCTGTCTATAATCCATAATTCCATATCTACATTAGATGTAATTATTTTATCAGAAATAAGAATACTTTTCACAATACCAGTACCTCCATCTACTCTAACTGAATTAGAAAATGATTGAGGTGTTAAAGATGTTCCTATATAATCCCCAGTAGAATAAGACCCAGCTACACTCATTACAACTGTACTTGACGAAATTGTTGTGAATCCACCTGAATTAACTTTTAATAATCTATCTATTGCGTGTATTAATGCTGTCATTATATTAAGTTTTATGGTAGTAAAAATAAATAAAAAAAGGCTAAGTTTTTAGCCTAGCCTTTTTAATATAATTATATTATTAAACAGTTACGCTTTCCAACTTGCAGAAGGAACAGCAACAACTTCATTTAATACTAAATCAGGGTCACCTCCACCTATATTCACAGCTCTAACAAATGGAATCATAATGTCACCTGGATCTAAAATTAAAGCTGTTGTACCCGCAGAATAAACCGGATAAGTAACATCATTTAATTTAGTAGTAACAGCACCAGCCTTATTTACTAAAACTTCTACAGTTAAATAAGCAGTATCAGTTGGAGCTATAGCAGTAGATGTAGATACAGTAGCCGCGTTATTTAAGATACCTTGAGTTGTAACTAAGTCTCCATTAGCTGCTAATGTTCCAACAGCAGCTAGATCAGTGTAATCATTAAAATCAGCAGTATGCGCAGCTTTCTTACGGAAACCAACTAACCAAGCGGCATCAGTCCAGTCAGCAGCTAATACGCGAGCGAATACAGAGAAATCAGATTTACCAACAACAAACTCTTGAGGAGCATTAGTTAACAAACTAGGAGTGTATTCAGCACCTTCGGTAGCAGTTAAATCTTGGTCTAAAATTAAACCTGAGTTTCCTGGAGTTGGAACTGTAATAGTTTGTGTACCAATTTGGTTATATACCCACTTAGCATCAGACACCATTTTATTTTCTCCAGTAGTTGTTGGAACGGCTCCAGCAGCACCTTGAAATAAAATAACATTATCTAAGAAATCAATTTGAGCAGAAGGATTAGAAGCATATTGGTAAGCAATACCTCTGTGCATAGCACGTTCAAAAGCAATATATCCAGCTAAGTTAGAAGTAGATGTACCTCTACCGTTATCTACCCAAACTTGTTGGTAACGCATAGCTAATCCACCGTTTGCATCACCGATATTAGGTAAAGTAACATCTGCTAAATAAGCAATATTAAACATATTGTATTTTTGACCAGCTACAGCTATTGCTCCAGAAATAGTTTTAGGGTAATCAATTTCACCTGCAATTAAGTGACCTGTTACTAAATCATAAACAGCAGCACTGTTAACTAAGTTTGCACCTTCACCTACAGAATATACCGCACGAGTAGTTAATGTTACATTAGAAGCAACAAATCCACTTCCATCTTCATTACTTTCAACAGCAACTTTAGTAGCACCTAAACGATTAGTCATACCTTGACGATTATAAGGATAATATCCAGCGTCATCAGTAATTGTAAATCCGTTACCAGAACCTAAAGAAGCGGCTACTACATAATTAGATGTAATTGCGTTAATCTTAGATACAATTTGCAAAGCAATGTATTCTCTACGTAAAGCATCGGTAGCTCCTTCTGTAGCTAATGTAGCAGATGTAGTGTAAGAATAAGGAACTAAAAGTTCTTGCTTACCATTCACTTTGCGATTGTTGTCACCTACTAATACAGTGTACTTAGTACTTGCTGTTGGAGTGGTTGGAACTGCGATTGTTACTACTTGCTGAACTTCAGCGCGATAATTGATTTGAGAGAAATCAACAACTCTTGTTTGTTTGACGTCATCTAATCCAGGAATCTGAATTAAACCACCAACGTATTGCACGTCCGTACCTGCGGATGTATTAAGCAATACCATTTTGTTAAATCTTGACATGGTTTATTTTTTTTTATTTGGTTTATATAGTGTAAATGTATAGTTTATTTTAATACAAATTTAACGAGTCTCTTTTTCTGAAAACGCAGAAGCTTCATAGTCTTTATTTACTCCTAATAGTATCTCAGCAGCCATTTTAGCTATTTCATCGTGGCACTTCTCGGGTAGTTCGCATGGAGTTGTATTAGCTGCTAGTATCACTTGACCACTTGTTAAGTTGGTATTTGCGGATACAAATTGAGTTCCTTCTGCATAAGTGATACCATTATGAACACTGTCTTGAGTAGATATGTAACTAGTAGCATTTGATAAAACACCTGTTCCAGCATCTATTAACTGGCTATCTAGTCCCATATTAAACTCTGCCGGCTGCTTAATGTAATCTAATTTAACTGTTGTAACAGTTCCGCCGATACCTCTGTAAACCGTCAATCCAGTAGCATCTTCTAAATAATAAGGTTTTTTATTATTAGGTTTTCTAAAAGAACATTCTAATAAAGCTCCTTTCTCACCATAAGTAGTTGGCCTTGCGTAAGTAGTATTACCTGCAATAGTCAAAGTCAACGCTGCAAATGTTTGGTAATCTGTAGGAAAGTTTATGTGTTCTTCTGTAACAATATCATTAATAGTACCTACTGCCGTTACGCCTGTTGCACTTTTCTTTAACAAAGTATATAACTCATCTCTAAACTTTTGAATCCTATCTATACCATTTAATTCATTTTGTTTAGCTGTATCAGTAATACTATCAATTTTCTTCATTATAGCATCGTTAACAGCTTTGTTAATCTCTATATTAAAGTATCTCTCAGAGTACGTTCTATTAGTATAAAACGTAACAGCGTAAAACATTTGTATTGCATTCATGTCGTTTATTTTGACTTAAAAGTAAATAAAAAAAGGGCAAGTTTTTAAGCTTACCCTTTCTCGTTTTTTTGTTTAGTGGTTATTTCTGTTCTACTTCTTCTAATTTCTTAGTTAAAGATTCTTTAGTCCACGTAGTTAAATGAGTTCCTTTTACGCCAACAGCTTTAGCTCTAGCTCTTAATGAAACCATCTCTTCATCATCTACCTTCTTATCTCCACCGAAAGGCGCTACATAATCAGCAGGATTGAACTCTTTTTCTTCAAATTCTTCAATAGGCTCTTCGCGAGTATGCTCAACAACAGCTAATGAACGATTTGATTCAGCGTCAATTTCTTTACACTTTAAATCAATAATTGTAGCAGTATTGTTATTATCTACTAAATACTTAATAGCAGCTTCTTTACTGTGTCCAATAGGTTGTCCACCATATAAATACTCTTGCATGGCTGTTTTAGTGATTACACCTAAAGATACCGCTTTGTTGAAAATAGATACATAAGGTCTGTTCGGATCTTTATAAGATGAAACAAATTCTTTAGGATTTAAGTTCATTACTCGGTGAACCTCTGCTTCTAGCATATTAGGATTAGTATTAGCTGCAATGTTTACACCAATCATTAAAGCTACTTCTTTCATTCCTTCTCTATCTAAACCAAAGATAATATCTTCAGCCTGTCTTCTAAATGAAATCTCTTTAATCTTGTTTTCAGCAACTTTAGCCTTATCATAAACTTTGTACGCTGGCTTACCTACTAAATTAGGACTTCCTTCACAGAAAGTACTATTCTTAATACACGCAGCCCACATAGCTTGTTCTTTAATTGATAAATCTAAAACCATACTACCTCTTACGATAATGGTTTGATGTCTCCATTCTTTAGTCTCTGGGTCTATCTCCACAGGTATTCCCCATGTACAGCCAGTAGCTTTATCGAATGTTGTTTTAAATCTAATTTCGTTCTCATGCTTAAAGCTGCCAGCTATTCCTTTGGCACTCTTTAATGGCTCGAACTCCATTATTCCTTCTTGTTTACACCACTTAGTATTATCTAAGTTAATGTAGTTTCTGGGTACTTGATTTCCATCTAATACCTCAATGTAATCTTGTCCTTTAATAAGCCTCTCGCTTACTGTTTTTTTGGACGCTGAACTGAAAATACTCATTTCTTTGTTTTTAAATTGTTTCGGTAAATATAAAGTATTTTGTTGCAAGTTTGAAACAAAATGTAACCTTTTTGGATTAGTTACGTTTAAAGTAGTCTAATCAAAATTTATATTATGAAAAAATATCCAAGCATTGAACAATTTAGAAGCGTAATCAGAAATGTAAAAGCTATTCACGACTACCAAGGTAAAGATGAAGAAGGAAAAGCCATTTACCAACACAAAGAAAATTATCCTATTTTAAAATTTGAAGGGACAGTTAAACTACATGGCACAAATGCAAGTATCGTAAAATATTCTGACGGTAGATTAGAATTTCAGTCAAGAGAAAGAGTGTTGTCACTTGAAGAAGATAATGCTGGATTTATGGCTACTATTATGCCAAAAGATTTATCATTTTTATTTAGTGGATTTGATTCAAAAGAATATACTGCTGTATATGGAGAATGGTGCGGAGGAAACATCCAAAAAGGAGTTGCTATTAATGGATTAGATAAAATGTTTGTTATTTTCGGAATTATGGTAGACGATGCTTGGGTTGAATTACCAAAACATCTATACGCAAATGAAAATGGCATTTATAATATTTATCAGTTTCCTACTTATGAAATTGATATTGATTTCAATAATCCTGAATACTCTCAGAATAAATTAATTGAAATGACTATTTCGGTTGAGGAACAATGCCCTGTTGGAAAATATTTTGGTAAAGAAGGAGTTGGAGAAGGAATAGTTTTCACCTGCGTTTCAAATAAAGAACTTAAATTTAAGTCTAAAGGAAAGAAACACTCTGCGTCTAAAGTTAAAGTACTAAACTCAATAGATACCGAATTAATGGAAAACATCAATCAATTTGTAGAACTATCAGTTTCAGAGAATAGACTTGAGCAAGGAATATCTTATTTCAAAGAAAACAATATTGAAATTGATACTAAGAACACTGGTAAATTTTTGAGTTGGATTGTTACAGATGTTTTAAAAGAAGAAAAAGACACTTTAGATAAAAGTGGATTAGACGAAAAGAAAGTAAAATCAGCTATTGTTACAAAAGCTAGAATGTGGTTCTTAAACCAAATTTAAACTAAAAATCCCCTAACAAATTAATGCTAGGGGATTTTATTATAATATTAATCAATATTAAGCTGTTAAAGGAAAGTTTAAATAAGCAAACTCTCCAAAATATTCTAATGCAGCTTTATCATAAGCTTTAGCTGCCGTAACTTCACAATCAAACATTCCGATATGTTTATACTTCTTTCCTAGATGTATTCCAACTCTCCACCTAGAAACAAATTGTCCCCAACAAACACCTTTATAAATCGAACTTTTACTCTTACATTTTCTTTTATTAAATGAATTTTCTTTACAGTTAGCTGTTCTTAAATTAACCTTTCTATTATCTAAACCATTGTGATTTATATGGTCCACAAATACACTTTTATCTTCAAGCCTCATAATAACTCGGTGCATACTAACTTTTGTAGTCTTTCTTTTTCCGTTAGCATATCGCTCATCTAAAAGTTGTCTTCTAACAACGTAAATTAAATTACTCTTTTTATTTGATTGCCATTTCCATTGCATTAAATAATCGTAATCTTCGTCATCTACTAATGCTACATAATTACTTCTTCCTAATTTTATTTCTTTCATATAATTGAAAAATCCTTTTATTTTTCACGCTGCAAGACGTTACTAGATAAAAGGATTCCGTTAAATGTTTTATTTTCCGCTTGCAGTCGGTTCACAAATGTAATTAATAGAAACAAAAAATCCTAACATTTCTGCTAGGATTTTTATATAATTTATCATTAATACTACTTATGCAGTAGGTTTTAGAATCACCCATGCGCGTGTATTGTAGATAGCTAACATATCTTGTTTTAACATAGCGTATGTATGAGCATCTTTTTGAGTTACTACTTGCCCTGGTAATCCAGTCATACCATTTAACTCAGCCATTACATCAGAACGATCTCCACCGTAAGCTCCTTTAGCAATGATTTCCATGTTAGGTACATTCTTAGTTCCAATGTCACCACCGAAATAAGTACTTCCCATTAATGATTTACCATCACGTCCTAAAGCTTGGAATGTTAATTGGTCATCTAAAATAGGGTGAACGATACAAGTCATAGAACTACCACCAAAATTAATTTTAGTAAAGTTAAATCCTACTTCTACATCTTCTCCACCTTTTACAGATTGGAATAATTGACCATTGTTAGCTGTAATGATACGTCTTGCTTTCTTTTGGAAGTTAAACCAACCTGGAGTACCTGTGAAGAATACTAAGTTAACTTTACTATCAACAGAATCAGTTTTTTGAATCATTAACTCAAATGCGTCAATAATATCATCTTCAGTAACTTCACCGTTTACACCAGAACCCATAATCTGATTACCACCAGAAATTTGTTCTACTAAACCGTCACCTGCTACGATACCATTTCCAGTATCAGTATCAATAATATCAGAAACTACTTTACGAGTTCCATCAGGATTCTTCATAGAAGAGATACCAAAGATTTTAGCAAACTCATTCTCTAAAGAGAATACTGCTTCTGCTTGACGTAACGCTTCGTATTTCCAACCTTTAGCTGGTCCATTAGCACCCATCATCTCATACCATACAACATCATTCGCAGCATCACCTGTAATAGATACAGTTTTACGTTGAATAGTCATATCTAAGATAAACTTATCTGGGAATACGCTACGAGAATAACCTCTTTCAGAAGCTTCACCGTAGTTAGAGTGCATTGCACGTACAGTAATAGTTCCAGTTGAATTTGCTGCTGCATGAGTAGCAAATACGAACACTTCACCTTGTACGTTTTTGAATGAATATAACCATCCTGCCGCTACTTGAGTAGGCTCAACAGTAACTAATGCTTGGTAATAACTTGCGTTACCAAATACTGCTGTTTGTCCTTTGTAAAGTTTTCTGTCAGCCATGATTAATTGGAATGAACCATCTGCTTGAGAAGAACCTTGTTGAGCTACTACTACAGAGCTTAACAATAAGCTACCCATAATACCAAATTGAATAGAAGAGTTACCTACTACATCACCTTTACGTGGTTTAGCAAATTTCTCTGGCACATTCAAATTAATACCATAGTCGTTTAAAGCGCCTGATGTTAATAATGTTGTTAATTGTCGTCTATCTACCTTTTGCATTAAAGGTTTTACGAATGGTTTTAATACTTGATTCTTAATCAAGTCCGTTTCTGCTGTACAATCACTTCCGAAAGTACCTCTAACGATTTGCGCTTGTCCTGGATTTAATGATCCCATAATTGTTTATTTTTTTTTAAGGTTTAAGTTTTTAAGTTTACACCTTCAAAAAAGATTTACATACCAAAATCGGCTGCTGTTAAGTTGTCTAAATTTCCGTCTCCTACTTTTGTTGCTAATTGCGCTCCTGCTCCTCCAGTTGTTACTGGCGGTGTGTTATGCAGTTTTTTTGCTTGCTCCAACTTACCTTTATTAAAACTCTCGGTTTCAATATTTTTAGTAATTTGATTGCCCAGCTTTTTATATGCGATAAACTCAGCTATTGCTTGTGGGTCTTTCAGTAATTGGTCGTACTCTCCTTTACTATAGTTAACCCCAAGCTGTTTTCTAATATCCTCTGGAATAGTTTTACCCATAAGCGTTGACATATCATTCATCGCTTTTGTTACGGATGCAACCTCTTCATTCCTTTGTGATGTTAAAAAATTATCCTTGTTTGCCTTATATTTCTCAATAATTTGATTACGTTCTTCATCAATATTTGCTTTAACAGCATCTAATTCTAAACGTATTCTTGTTGCCTCGTGTGAAACTTGTCCACTTTCAACAGCCTTTTCAACTTCCGCATCAATCCACTCTGGCGCTGCTTTACTATAACGAGCTAATAAGTCTTCTCTATATAACGCTGTGTCATCTAAAGATAAGAACTTTGCAATGTTTTCTAAAGGAGCATTTATCTCTTCGAAAGATAAACCTGCTTTATTAAGTTCAATTTGCATTCTAATCTTAGGGTCAACATCCGTCAAATACTCTTCGACTTTTTTAGTTTTAACCTCTTCTAACTGATTAATCAATGGTTTAGTTAAAGCATCTTTGATAGCATCAAAACTATCTTCTTCTACTCCTTCTAATCCCGCTGCTTTCGCAACCGCTAGCCAAGTTCCTTCTTCTGGTTCAGTAGTTTCTAAAGTTAATTCTAAAGGTTTAACGCCTTCTAAAACTAATTCTTCTTCTTTCTTCTCCTCAACCTTTACTTCTTCAACCTCTGGTTTTTTATCTTCTTCTAATTTAATTTCAGCAGGAGCATCAGCATCAATAGGTTCTTCTTTTTTTACTTCTTCTACTTTAGGTTGTTCTTGTATGATTCCCGCGTATTCTGGAAAATCTGCCGAAGACAACGCATCTAAATTTGGCTTGGCTACAATCGCAGCCTCTCGCTGGACATTTTCTGTAGCTGTATTAGTTTCTGTCATTGTTTGTATTTTTGTTCAAATATATTAAATTAATTCATTGTTTAAACTCTCGTTATCAAATTTATGCTGTTGCTCAACTATCTTATTTCCAGCAGTAGCATTTGCTACTTTGATGTCAACCTCTCCTTGTAATATAATATTATCCTTCTCGTTTAATTGACGGTCCTCACGATCCGCATTAGCGATTTCTATTTGAGTAGCTAATTGCGCTTGTTGCATTTGCTGTTGATTTTGGATATTAGCTTGTTGAGCTTGACCTTCAAGTTCTTTAATCTTAGCCCAAGAGTTTTCTAATACAGCTTTTTGTTCTGCAAATGTTTCAGATAGCATAAATTTCAAAGCATCTTCTGGACGCATTTCTTTAGCATTTAAAGAAGCTTCCATTAATCCTTGCATAAACTGTCTTACTTGAGCATACTTACCGCCATCTTGTATATGAACTCCGTAATCTCTATAACCTAATTCTTGAGTAACTTGTAAATATTTCCATTTACCAGCACCTAAAATTTGTTCTGCTTTCTCTATTTTAAAGAAGGCCCAAGTTATTTTAGCGCTTTCAACTACCTTAGTTAATACTTTCTTGATGTATAAATTAAATCCGTAATCGAATGCAGCCGTTATAGTACGAGAACTTTGGATAGCTGAACTGTTATTAGCCGCCGTTTCACTTGCTTGTATTTGTCCGCTTCTATTTTCATTAATACCAGTTACATTATTCATCATGTCTAAAATAACAGACGCCTGGTTAACTAATGCAGGAAACGAACTACTTAATCCTAAATCAACTTCGGTAATCATATTGTTCAAGCTAACATCTCTACCGTGCATATTACCACTTGCCGAAGTATCATAAAAGATAATACCTGCATTAAATAATTCTGCTAATGTTTTTTCTGCTGTTGAATTTTTATACAAAGCTGCTAAGTTGAATCCTAATGCCTTGCCTTTTGAACGTATAATATCACTATTAATCTTATACATTACAATATCAAATTGATTAGATAAGTTCTCTAATTCATTCATTAAAGATATTCTTATTCCATCAACTGTTTGGCAAAGGAAACCAGTATAAGAACTCGCTGTAATTCTACTTGGGTCATCTACGCTTCTCATTTGAAATAAAGAAGGTCGGCACTCAACATCTAATTCTCTTAATCCACCAATACGCGTCATCTCCCAAAGTACTTCTTTATACTTTACGATAATCTCATATTTACCTTTAGCTACTTGCTGATCATGCCATTCTTTTTTACTTTCGTAGTCTTTAGTATCTAATTCTTTGATAATGTAATCAGTCTCGCTAAACTGCATTTGAGTAGCAGTCTTAGGCATCTTCTTGAAGTAAACTGGAGATACCGATTTCCATTCAATGTGCATTTCTTGAACAAATAATGTTCCGTTATTCATTCGCATAC